GCCTATCGTGCGAGAAAATTTTATCGCAGAATGGTTGGCCCATTTCGAAGAGGCTCATAAAGTTAGCCGTTACAAAGCTGCTTTATCTCAGAGAGAAAGGGAAGGGCCCGGTATTATAGGGCCATATTTAGACCGGGTGGATATTATGGTTAAAACAGACGAAGTTTTAGTTAAGTGTAATCTAGAAGGAGGTCTGCTATACCCATCATTGAAGCCGCGTGCTATAGCTAACGTTCACCCACAAATTCAAGTTGAAGTGGGTCCTGTCATATATGAGGCAATGCGCAGATTAAAAGAAGCGTGGAGCCTAGATCCTTACGTTGTTAACGTGGGGACGGAGGAGCGTGATCTTTATGCCTATATTACATATGGCGGTGCGCTCTCCGATGAGGAGTTGACTCAATGGGCGGATAGGGTATTAGTTCCGGCTGTTGATGTTATTTTCCTCATTGTTGCGGGGGATGATACTCTTGCAGTTTGGTACGACCGTTATGGAGTCTGCCACATATATGAAGGCGATTTTGGAATGTTTGATCAGTCAGAAAGTTTTGGCCCTCTTGTTTTTGAGGGTAGGGCTCTTACAGCCCTGGGCGTGAGCAGTGATATTGTCACTGTTATGCAACGCGTTGCAACGGCATCTTATGTCGCTAAGACGCGAAATCCTGGTTCAAAAGACAGGATAGTCATAGGGAGGAGAGCTCGTCCCTTTCGTGACACAGGTGGGCCTAATACCACTATCGGGAATTCCTTGGTTGCTGCGCATGCCGTTCTACTGGCTGTCCAGCAACTGTCTGAACATAGTATACCTGTTGAGGTGACTATGAAGACGTTGGGTCTGGATTACAAATATCGCCTCCATGACAGTTTCTTTCAGTCCACATTCCTTAAAGGGATGTGGTATAGAACGGAAACTGCTAAGGGTTATTTTTGGGGTCCTCTTCCTTCTCGGATTCTGAAAGCTGGAAAGTGCTTAAAAGACCCTCGTAAGTTATATCATCGAGGGATCACTCTAGAAGAAGCGTCTACCCGACTATTAGGGGAGATCGCCTGCGGATATGCTTTTTATCTGCAGGTTCCAGTTCTTCGTGCATTTGTCAAAAACTTTAAACGGGAAGGATTAGATCCTGTTAAGTTTAGTCCTTGGAAGATACAAGCGGTTCGTGGTCCCAAGCCCTTGTTATCTGACGCTGCATGGGAACAAATGGAAGTGCGTTATGGGTATCCTCGCCAAGTGTGGCTGGATCTGGAAGCCACGTTTCCAGATAAACCCTTCGTGTTCATGGAACATCCGCTGTTTGCGGCCATGGCATTAGCTGATTATTGTTAAAATTGTTTGTTTCGGCCCAACTTATAGTGGAGGTGGTTGGGATGGCCCTAGGTAGGGGTCAGAGATGGGACTATTTACAAATATGCCTATTAGTAAGAAACCGAAAAACCCCCAGAATAAAAACAAACCCAAAAAGAAGGTTCCCGCTCCTCAGAGAGTGTTGAATAACCCCAATTCACAGGGAGCCATTAACGCGGATTTCACCAAAGTCACCGCGCGCACCAAGCAGTTCTTCAAAGACCAGTCAATGGCCTGTGCCGGCGATTGCCTCACGGGAGTTACTGGTCTTATGATCCCCAGAAGTTTAGAATATCTGGGAGCTCTCATAGACCCACGAGAGTTTGCTGGAGCGCGTGTGCCTGACCCGTTTTTGCGTGAAACTACGGCAACTTATCCTGCGAAAATCGTATACAACATCACTGGAGTCTCTGGCACCGCACAAAATGGTAGTGGCGGTGGAGGGAACTCCGGGCGGTTTTGTTACGTAATTCAGCCCTGGATGTCGGAGTCGCCTCCAGCCTTTAACACGTTGCAGGCTCGATTCCAAGTTGCATACCAAGATGGAACCAATAACAGTGCGCTCTGGCAGAATTCGTTTACAACGTCTACTCCCGGTACCAACTTCTTCAACTATGTCGCGGATCCAGAATCAGCTACTTTCGCGACTAGTACCCATGATGGGCTTATGGAGAAGGTGCGTCCTGTTAGTGCATCCATATTGGCATCGTATAATGGAAACTTGATAAATGGTGGTGGGAACATAGCCTGTGCGCTCGTGCCTGGTGCCGCTTGGAACACCCATCTTCAAAATGGTGGTGTGCCAGGGCATCGTTATATGTTGTGGGAAGATTTAGCCCGACAACCTGGTGCGTATGATGGGCCCTTATCTAAAGGGGCCTATGCATACTGGTTACCAGACGACGACAGTGACTTGCTCCTTAGACAAGTTGAGAATCAAGTTGATGACAACACGGATAAACACCAATATCCGTTGTTGATTGTCAGCGGCAAGGTGGCTCCGGATGTTAATGGTAACTTCGGGGCAAATGTATTGCGCCTTGATGTGTATATCAATTATGAATACACGACTGATTCTCGTATCGTTGAGTGCCGGCGTGGCTCTCGCGATATGCAGCAGCGATATAATGCAGTTGCAGCTTTGTCTAATCAACCTACGTCAATGGAGAATGAGGGACACATCGACTGGATTAAAACTTTAATATCCGGTGCTTGTGGGTTTGTTATAGGAGGGCCCGTTGGGGCCGCCGTGGGAGTTGCATCATCTGTTGGTTCCGGAGCCCTGGCGAATTTTGTTCGCTCAGCCAAAATCCCGTTCTAACGCCTTACTACATTTTTGTAAATAGTCCTAATTGCAC